GTAGAAGCAGCTAGGAGTCAATTAGATGCGAGGACTTTTAGACAGGAATTTGAAGCTAGTTTTGAAAATCTTACTGGTTTAGTTGCTGTTAGCTTCAGTGATGACAATATTGATAAGGAAGTGCAAGACCTACATATGCTGCCCTTGTTATTGGGGTTAGATTTTAACGTGGACCCTATGGCAGGAATCTGTGCGTATAAACATGACAACAATTTGTATGTTTTTGATGAGATCATGCTGACAGGTGGTGCTACCACATGGGATTTTGCGGAGGAGGTTGTTAGAAGGTACGGGGTTGATAGAAGAGTTATTGCCTGTCCTGACCCTACGGGTAATGCAAGAAAAACAAGTGGAGTTGGTGTTACTGACCATACTATTCTTAGACGTAATGGTTTTACTGTTTTAAGTCCGAAAGCACCTTGGAAAATAAGAGATAAGATAACTGCTGTTAATACGGCTCTATTAGACGCAAATGGAGATCAGAGAACTTTTATACACCCAAGATGTAAAGAGTTAATAAAATCGCTTAGAACGCTTACTTATGCACCAAATACAGGTCTACCTAATAAGAATTTAGGTGTAGATCATGCTTTTGACGCTTTTGGTTATCTTTGTCTACAGCAGTTTAACCTTGCGAAACCTGAGACATTAGGTCAAACTTCGTTTAGAATATACTAAGAACTACCTAATTCTTACAATGCCTGGACATTATGGCTCAATGAAGCCTAAAGGAAAAAAGAAAAAGAAGAAAGGAACCAAAAAAAAGAGGTGTAACTGTGCCTAAAAAAGGACTTTATGCTAATATTCACGCAAAAAAGAAGCGTATTAAAGCTGGTAGCGGAGAAAAAATGAGAAAACCTGGTAGCAAAGGTGCTCCTACTGCTGCTGCTTTCAAAAAAGCTGCAAAAACAGCTAAAAAACCTACTAAAAAGAAAAAATGATTGAAATTACTACTGAAATGCTCGACATTATCGAAAAAATCAAAGGAAAGCGAAATCCTGCACTTTGGGACCCTCGATGTGAACAATATATGAGAAATAACAGTAAAGGTACTGTAAAAAAGTCAACAACAAGTTAAACTATTTATAAATACTCTTTTTTCTTAGAATAATGGCATTTTATCGTGGAGAAGAAGGATCTGTTAAATTTAAAAATGGATCTGGAACTACCGAAGCAGTTGTATCAACTACAGGCTGGACTTTAGACATAACAAAAGACACTCTTGATGTAACTGCTCATGGAGCAACATCTAGAAGTAATGTTGGCGGATTAATTTCTGGATCTGGAACTGTTGATTTTCTTTATACAGCAGCCAGTGGTAATGAAACTGCAAATTTATTAGCTGATGTTTTAACAACAGAAGATGCTGGTGATGCACAGTTTCAATTATTTTTAGATACTTCTGGAAGTAAAAGTATAAGTTTTTCTGGTTTAGTTACAGGAACAAGTTTATCTGCAACAACAGGTGATTTAGAAACAGTTAGCGTAAGCTTTATAACTTCTGGTGCTATCACCAACGCTGCATAATGCCTAGAAAAAAGGGAGTAAGTTTGTCCGTTGGGCGAGGCGAAAAGTCTCGGAAGGGAGGACTTACTGCCAAAGGTAGAGCAAAATATAATCGTGCTACAGGAAGTAATTTACAAGCACCTGTAACAGAAAAAAATCCAACAGGAAAAAGGGCAGCTAGACGAAAATCATTTTGTGCCAGAATGAAAGGAGTCAAAGGCCCAACAAGTAAAGGCGGTAAATTAACTCGAAAAGGATTAGCACTAAAGAGATGGAGGTGTTGACATGACTTTTGCAATTCCAGGCAAAATAAAAACGAAGATCATAACTTCCACTTCTCCAGGTGGAACAGATAGCCCTTTTACAAGAACAAGGGCTGTTTTAGATATGATGAAGAGTTGGGAAATAATGAAAGCTGTTACTGAAGGTACTGAATATTTAAGAGAAAATAGTGAAGCGTTTTTGCCATTAGAACCAAGAGAAGATTATGACGCTTATATGGCTAGAGTTAATCGTGCTGTTTTTAGTCCTTTTACACAGAGGTTAATAAGAGCAGCCACAGGTTTAGTTTTAAGAAAACCAATAACACTTACTGGTGATCCTTATTGGACCGAAATGTTCAAAATGGATGTTGATGGTTGTAAGTCAGATTTAGATGAATATGCAAGAAGAGTATTAATGTGTTCTCTTACTTATGGTCAAAGTCATATTCTTGTAGATTATCCTGCACCTTCTGGTGCATTAAGTCTTGCAGAAGAAAGACAGCAGAATCGTAGACCATATTGGATTGAAATAGATCCTACTAATCTTTATGGATGGAGATTAGATAGAGAAAGTAATTATGGAAATCTTATACAGGCAAGAATTGGAGAGAAGGCTGTATTGCCTGATGGTCGTTTTGGTGAAAAAGTTTACGATCAGGTAAGAGTTATAGAACCTGGAAAATATAGAGTTTTTCGTAGAAAAGATGAGATTGATGAAATGTATGATCTTAATGACAATTCTTATGCTGGAGAGTTTGATGCTACAACTGCTGAAGAAGATTTTAAATTAGTTGAATCAGGACAGTTTTCTTTAGGTGAGATACCTTTAGTTACTATTTATGCTGGCAAAACAGATAATTTAACAAGTAAACCACCTTTATTGGATATTGCGTATTTAAATCTTGCACATTTTCAAAGACAAGCTGATTTAATACATAGTTTACACGTTGCATCTCAACCTATGCTTGTAATGGAAGGTTATGACGATCAGACTAAAGATCTTGCTATATCTGTTAATTATGCAATGGCAACTCAACCAGGAAATAAAGTTTATTATGTAGAACCAGCCTCTAGTGCATTTGATGCTCAATCTGCTGAGATACAAGAGTTACAAATGCAAATGGCTACTTTAGGAATTAGTACGCTATCACAACAGAAATTTGTAGCTGAAAGTGCTGATGCGAGAAGATTAGATCGTGTTGATACAAATTCTATGCTGGCTATGGTTTCTATGGAATTAGAGCAAAAACTTCAAAAAGCATTTAATTTATCTGCACAATATGTAGGTATCGAACCACCAGAAGTAAAAATTAGTAGAGATTTTGATATTGAAAGATTAATCGGACAGGATATTACAGCGTTAACATCATTATTCGATCAACAGGTCATTGATAGAGATGAATTTAGAGATATTTTAGTTCAAGGAGAAGTATTACCATCAGCGAATGAAGCCAAAACCGAATAGTTTGGTAAGATGATATATAAGTACATACATTTTTATGGCTAAATCACTAGATAAAGTTCTGCAATCTGACGGAACTTATAAGTGGGAGCTTGTAGAACCAACCTTATCTGAAAAGATGGGTAATGGTATTGAAGCACCTGTTGCTTGTCCTGCTCCCGAACCAAAAGTAACTAAGAAAAAAGTTGCTAAAAAGAAAACTACTAATCCACTTTCTGAATAATTAATGGCACTCGAAGAAAAAGTAATTCAGCCTGAGTCCGTGACCAATGCTGAACAGCCCGTGGCTGAAACTACTTCACAAACAACACCACCTCAAACTAATCCTGATACTGTAAAACTACAGTATGAAGAACAGATTAAATCTTTAAAAAAAGAATTAGCTGCTAAAGAAGAAGATCGTTTAGGAGTAAAACGTAAACTAAATGAGGTTTATAAAGAAAAAGATCAACAACGGAAACAGGAATTAGAAGATCAAGGACAATGGAAAACTCTTTGGGAGGAAGCTAATAAAACTAACCAAGAAATGCAACAAGAAAATATGTCTTTGAAGCAAAGTTTAGAAGAAATGAAAACTTCTAATGAGGTAGCTTCTACAAAGACAACAGCATTAGCAGCTATTAGTAATCTTGGTGCTATTAATGCAGAGCAAATGCTTTCATTGTTACAGGGAAAGTTACAAAAAAATTCTGAAGGTAAAGTAGTTGTTCTTAATGGTGGGGTTGAACAAGATTTAAATACTTATATTAGTAGTCTTAAGAATCCTGGTAGTGGTTATGAGCATCATTTTAAAGCCAGTAGCTCTGCTGGAATGGGTGCAAAGCCAAGTCCTATAGCAAATGCTGGTGGAGGTCAACCTAACCCATGGAAAACGGGCAATGTCACTCAACAAATGCTAATATCAGAAGAGAATCCTCAACTTGCAGCCGTGCTCAAGCAAGAGGCTCAAACAAAATAGTTAATTTCCGTGAAATTAACATCCCATGTCCGTGACTAGGGTACATCCGTAAACATTTTAAATTTATTCTAAATGGCTGCTCCGTTTCAGAATTATTCTGGCGGTGTCCTATTAGCGGACATCGTTAAAAGAAATAATTTTAGTACTTACGTTTCTGAGGCAATCAAAGAACGTAGTCTATTTATACAGTCTGGTGCTGTAGTTCGTAACCCACTTCTTGATTCAAGAGCAGGTGGTACAAGAATACAGGTTCCAGAATTTAACCCTGTATCTCCAACTGAAGAGATTATTGATGGTACTGCTTCATGGGGTACTAGCAGTAATGGTTATTTAACACCTCAAAAGATTGGAACAGGAACACAGATCGCAACTATCTGTCATAGAGGTTTTGCGTATGCTGTTGATGATATTGCTGTATTAGCTGCTGGTGAAGATCCAATGGGTCATATCAGAAATCAGCTTGCAGATGCTATCAACAAACTAAATTCTGTTCGTTTATATGAACAGTTAACTGGTTTATTCCATACTGCTCTAAATGGTCATCGTTTAGAAAAGCAAGTAGGTGGTTCTGGTGCTACTGCTGAAGCAAACTATCTAACTGCTGCTACTGTTGCAGAAGCTCGTTCTAAGTTGGGAGAAAGAGGAGAAGAGCTTGATCTTCTTATCGTTCATCCTTCTGTTGCTTACTACTTATATCAAGTAGGTCTACTAACATTCTCAACATCTGCCTTATCAACTGGTACTGGCATAACTTGGGGTGGTGGTGGTGTTGGTGTAACTGATAGATCAATCGGTCAATTTGCTGGTTGTAAAGTTATTATTGACTCACAAGTTAACATCAACGACCCAACATCTACTGGTAATCGTCAGGAGTTCCGTTGCTACTTAATGAAGTCAGGAACAATTCTTGAAGGTGTTCAGCAAGATTTAGGAATTGAAGCTGAAAGAAACATCTTATCTAAGCAAGATGTTATGTCTGTTGATTACCACAGTGCTTATCACGTTATGGGAACTAAATGGGGTTCTGCGTCTGACAACCCAACAAACGCAAACCTAAGAACAGGTTCTAACTGGTCTGCTACTTACGATATTGATCTCATCCCTATGGTTGAAATCTTTGTTAACACACCACTTGATAACGGTCTTAAGTCTTAATTTCTATTAAGATTAAATTGGCAGTTGGTCATGCTAATTAAAAACCTCATCAAATATTGGTGGGGTTTTTTCTTTACGCTACAATAGAACTAAATTACTTTTTGGATCGTGGCAGCAACTATAGATGCAACTTTAAAAGGAACTTCAGCTAATAGTTATGTCACATTAGCCGAAGCAAATACATATTTTGAAACAGTACCAGATTCTTCAACTTGGACTAATAAAACTGACGATCAGAAAAATAGAGCATTAATATCTGCTACTAGATGGATTGATAGTTTTGTTTATTACGGAGAGAGATGTGATGATGGACAGGCATTAAAGTTTCCTAGAAATAATTATCAGGTGGATGGAGTTGAATTAGCTTGTTCTGCAACTCCTAATAATATTAAATATGCACAATATGAATTAGCCAGAGCTTTGGCAAATGATACTGGTGCTATTACTGGTACTACTGGTAAAGATGGTAATTTTAGTGAAGTAAAACTAGGAGATTTACAAGTTAAATATAATACTGATAGTCAGGGAACTGGTGCGGTAAATAATATTATGGATGTTTACCCTTGGTTACAAAGTTATCTTGGAGCGTATATGCTAGGTGGAGCAGGTGCTTTTCAGATGAGGGTAGTTAGAGGATAATGGCAGGTCAATTAGATTCATTATTTAAAAGTGTTGCTAAAGATATAGTGGCAACTCTAGGTAGCTCTTTAGATACAGCAGTTACTTATATAAAAAAAGGACAATCCAGTTATAACATTGATACTGGTGAACAAGTTAGCATCGATACAACTTATTCTGATCTTAAAGTTCCAATTGAATTTATAACATCACTTGAAAATGGAAGTGTTGAAACGAGACAAGCAAAAATTTATATTACACCTGATTTAATTGGTAATAATCAACCAACTTTAGAAGATGAAATTTCTTTTAGTTATGCTGGAGAAACAGTTACAGGAGTAATTACAAATATTGATACTAAAAAAGGTGGACAAACTTATCTCTTTACATTACTTGTGAGGTTTTAATGGCTAAAGAACAAGAATTTAATGGAGACAAAGCTTTTAATAATACGGTGTCACAGTTAGATGCTGATTTTGCAGATACAATAAGAGATTTACACGCTGAATTGTCTTCAGAAGAGGGTAGTCCTGTTTATACTGGTTTTTTAGCATCTAGCTGGAAAGTAAGAAGAGAACCAATAAAGGACAGAGAATCAGTATATAATCATCAACCTTGGGCTGGTATAAGAAGACAATTAGATGCTGTATATGCTTCTAGTAAAGAAGAAAGACAAAAAAAACGTAGAGAATTGTCAAATCAAATAGCAGAAATTAAAATTCGATTTCCTGTTAATACTGCTTATAAATTTATAGATGCAGATATATATATTGGTAATGCTGCCGAATATGCTGGTTATAGTGCAGAAGATCAAGAACTTGCTAATTTTATTCAAGGTAAAGCAGGTGAAATTATTAAAGATAATATGAGAGATAAAGGTAAAATATTCTTAGGAGTTAAACCTGGCTCTGGTTTTGGTTCAATAAAACCTGGGTCTAGTTTACGTTACATCGAAGGTTAATTAAGTATGACTTTAGTAAATGTAAGAGCAGCTTTTGAAAAAGCAGTTACCGATCAAGTAACTGATAATGACCCAACTATAAAAGTGGTGTATGATAACGTGCCATTTAAAGTTCCTAGCAAGACTACAAAATATGTTGTGATCAGTATAAATTTTGGTCAATCAACTCTTCAAAATCAAGGTGCTGCTTCAGACTATTATGCTGGTGTTATTCAATGTAATATTTATGTACCAAAAAATAAAGGAACATCTGTAGTTTCTAGTATTTGTGAAAATGTTATTGATGGTTTAATTTCTGTTAATGCTTCTGGTTATACAGATACTTTTAGTTGCACTCCAAGAGTCGGAGGTATTAATGGTCCAAATATGTTACAAATAGAAGATCGTAGTCATTTTATAGGAGTTCTTTCTTGTCAATTTACAGCAAACGCTTAATATAAGTATAATATAAATATTATATTAGATTACTATGGAAGCGATTGAACTCCTCAGAAACAAATTTGGTGTTAGCCAAAAATATAAATATGAAGTCAAAGATGGGGAGGAAACAGTATTAGAAATATATTGGCATCCTTTGACTATTGCAGAAAGAGAATCTATTCTTGCAAAATCAAAAGGAGATGATGGTAATGAATTTGCTTTAAATCTTATGATTGAAAAATCATTAGATGAAAATGGCAAAAGATTATTTCAAGATGGTCATAAGGCATCATTAAGAAGAGAAGTAAATGCAACTATTTTGCAAGATATACAAATGGCGATGATGACATCAGGAGATGAATTAAAAGTGGAGGAAGCGAAAGCAGCATTAAAAAGCTAATAAAGATTGGTATTTTATGTTTTTCTTAGCTAAAGAGTTAGGAATGACATTAAAACAACTTACAGCAAATTTAACTAAAGAAGAATTAGTATCTTGGGCTGCATTTTTTGAGTTAAAACATGAAGAAGAAGAAAAATATAAAGAACAAGTACAAAAAAAACAAGCCATAAAACCCAGAAGGAGGTAAGATAGGAGTAATTTATTGGGTCGAGTAAGTGGCAGCAGAGTACGGAATTAATATTAATGTCAGGACTAAAGACGAACAATTAAAGAAATTACAAAAAAATCTAACTGCTGCTGATCGTAAGGTTGCATCTTTAAATAAACAATTAGAAAAGTTATCAAAGAAGACTGGAAAAGGTCCTGGTTCTGGCGGTCCTTTTTCTAATGCAGCGATTGCAAAAGCAAAAGAACTTGCAGATGCTACAAAACTTGCTCAACATAATTTTGAAAAATATACCAGAGGTCTATTAAATTCTGAGTCTGCAAACAGAAAAGGTATTACATCTACAAGAGAACTTGCAACAAGGATGAAGGATGTTGCTGCCTCTGTTGGTATTACAAATGAAAAATTTGGGTTATTTACTGCTGGTTTTACAAAATTAAATTTTTCAGCACAGCTTAAATCTCTTCAAAGATTTAATGAAAGTGCAAAAATTACAGCATCTACTTTTGGTGCGATGGGTTCTAAAAATGTTCCTGGTGTCACAGGTTTTAGTAACGCAGATATATCAACACTTTTAAACTTTGCTCCTGCTAATACTATTAGTGCTATTGAAAGATATTTAGATACTTTAACTGGTGTAAGAAAACAATTAGATTTTACTGAAAAAGAATATGGAGATGTAACAGCAAGAATAAAAGAAATGAATAAAGAATTAGAGAAACAAAGAACTTTGTTGAGAGATAGTAATAAAGAAGAAAAAAGTATGAAAATTAGTAGAAGAGATAGATTTGATGCCAGAGATATTAGACGAAGAATAGCTGAAAGTCCTGGTGGCAGATTTAGAAGATTCCAAAGAAATAGAACTGCTGAAGACAGAAGAATAAGAGGGCAAGTTCAATCTAGTGCATTAATTGGTGGAGCTTTTCCTCTGTTATTTGGTCAAGGTCTTGCTGCTTCTGCTGGTGGTTTTGCTGGTGGTGCTGCTGGTGGATTATTGGGTGGTCAATTTGGATTTGCTCTTTCCTTGGTTGGTACTCAAATTGGTGCGTTTATTGATGGATTAGGTAAAAAAGCTACAGAACTTGGTGATGCTTTAAGAAAACCATCTGAAAATATTGAGATTTTAGTTCAACGTGCTGGTATATCTGGTACTGCTCTTGAACGTCAGATAAGTAAATTAGAAGAATTAGGATTACAAGCTACTGCTGCTGATATTGCTTTAGCTGAGATTGATGAATTTGCTGATGTTGAACAACTTAAGAAACTATCCAAATCATTCCAAGAGTTAGGCAATACATTTGCACAATTAAATACTCAGTTATTGTCATTTGTTTCTCAAGGTTTAGGAGATTTTGCTTTCTTTTTAAATGAAGTTATGCAAGGAGCAAGTGCTGGTTTTACTTTACGAGATATTAAAGAGGCTGTTCCAAAAGAACGTGAAAATGAATTTAATAAAATGTTAGGAGAACTTGTACCTGGTAGTTTACCCAGTAATCCATTTACTGCTATGTTAGGTTCTAATTTTGATAGAGCAAAAGGTTTTGGTTCTGATGTTTTAACACCAAATGTTTTAAATCAATTAAGACAAGAATTTGTTCCATCTTCTGCACCTGCAAAAGTACAAATATCTCAAGATTTACTTGATAGTGCAAGATCAGTAAAAATAGATAATTTAAAGTCGGAAATTGAATTAGAAGCTAAACGACTTACACAAAGAAGTGAAGAGCAAGATGTTATAAGAAAAACTAATGAAGTAAGAGCAATTGAATCAAAAATTGCACTTAAAAAGTTTGAATTGGATAAAACAGAAGAGGGAGTAAGAAAAGATAAATTAGCAGATCAATTAGAAGAACTAAGATTACAAAGAGATTTAAATAAAGCTCAATTAGAAAATGCGGAGATATTAGCTAATCCTGTTGCTTCTGCAATAGTTGATGTTGATAACAGATTAAGAGATTTAATGGATACACAAAAACAAATAGTAGAACTTAGTAAGACTATAGAAAGTTCATTTTCAGAATCATTTAAAGGAATAATTAAAGGAACAATGAGTGTTCAAGATGCGTTTAGAAATATGTTTATGAAAATAGCAGATCATTTCTTAGATATGGCTGCACAGATGGCTGCTGCACAAATATCAAGAGGATTTCTTGGATTGTTTGGAAATATGTTTGGTGGTGGAGGCACTGATCTGTTATCGAATGCTGGTTTGACCGCAGCAACACCAGGTGAAGTTACAATAGCTGATTTTGGTGGTCCATTAGCTAGTGGAGGTATGGCTAAAGGAGGTAGATCATATCTTGTTGGAGAACGTGGACCAGAAATGTTTACTCCTGGTGTTTCTGGTATGGTCACACCAAATCATGCTCTTGGCGGTTCAACTAATATTGTTGTAAACGTAGATGCTTCTGGTTCTTCTGTTGAAGGTGACGAAGAACAAGGTAGGGAACTTGGTCGTCTTATCTCAGTTGCTATACAATCAGAGTTAATACAACAGAAAAGACCTGGAGGTTTACTTGCTTAATGGCTACCTTCCCTTCAATCACTCCGAAATACGGGCAACAGAAAAGATCTGCACCATTAACCAGAACAGTACGTTTTGCTGATGGTTATGAGCATAGAATTTTATTTGGACTTGCAGAACATCAAAATCCTAAAATTTATAATTTTACTTTTGAAGTATCAGAAACAGATGCAGATACTATAGAAACATTTTTAGATGCAAGAGCAAATGATAGTGCCAGTTTTGACTTCACTCCACCAGGAGAATCAAGTTCATCTAAATTTGTATGTCAAGCATGGAATAAATCTATTCCATATTTAAACAGAGCAACAATACAGGCTACATTTAGAGAGGTGTTTGAACCATGAGTACTGATCCTGTTTTTAGTGAAGTTCAAAAAATAAACCCTTCTGCAATCATTGAACTTTTTACATTACAGTTAGATAACTCTTTACATGGTGCGACAACAATATATAGATTTCATTCTGGTAGTAATTTAAATGCTAATGGTGAAATAGTTTGGGCTGGTAATTCTTATCAAAGGTTTCCTATAGAGGCTACAGGTTTTGCATATCAACGTGGTCAGATTCCTAGACCAAAACTTGTTGTAAGTAATGCGTTGGGAACCATATCAGCTATCTTACTACTCGTTAATCAAACAACAACTGGTAATGATTTAACAGGTGCTACGTTTACCAGAATAAGAACAATGGCAAGATTTTTAGATGCTGCAAATTTTAGTGGAGGTAGCAATCCATTAGGAACACCAGATCCTACAGCCGAGTTTAAACGTCAAGTTTATACAGTGGATCGAAAAGCAACAGAAACTAGAGAAGTAGTAGAATTTGAATTAGCAGGAGCTATTGATATGGCTGGAGTTAGAGCACCCAAACGTCAATGTACCCGTGCACTATTTCCTAGTATTGGTACGTTTACACAATGACTTGGAAATATAAAGCATTACTTCATGCTAAACGTGAAGATCCTAGAGAATCTTGTGGACTTCTATTAAATGTTAAGGGTAAAGAAAAATATTATCCGTGTCATAATCTTTCAATTACAGATAATCAGTGTTTTATTATTGACCCAGAAGATTATGTAAAAGCAGATAATGTAGGTGAAATCGTTGCTGTTGTTCATAGTCATCCTATAACACCCCCAGAACCTAGTCAGGCAGATAAAATTAGTTGTGAGCAAAGTAAACTACCTTGGTATATTGTTAATCCTAAAACAGAACAATGGGGTGAATGTAGGCCAGAAGGTTACGTCCCAGACTTATTAGGTAGACCTTGGGTTTGGGGTGTTACTGATTGTTGGAGTTTAGTTGTTGATTGGTATAAACAGGAAAAGAATATAGAGTTAAAAGATTATGAAAGAAATATGACTCCAATGCAATTTCTAGAGAATCCTCTGTTTGAAAATTATGCCTGGCGAACAGGTTTTAGAGAACTTAGACCAGATGAAAAATTAAGAGAAGGAGATGTATTGTTAATGTCAATAATGCACCCAACTTTACTT